CTCAAAGCGTTCAAGGGGCCTGATGCCGAGCGTGACGCTTATGCTTCGGGTCAATTCATCAACGCGGTTCTTGGAAGCGACAAGTCGAAGCAATGGTGTCGCGATCATGGCGTTCTCAACGCAATGGGTGAAAACAACGATCTTAACGGCGGTGCTTTGGTGCCTGTCCAATTTGAGAACAGCGTTATCAGCCTGCTCGAAGAATACGGCGTGTTTGCTCGGTACGCTCGCAACTACCCGATGACCTCGGATAGCGCAACCTTACCTCGTCGAGTCGGCGGATTAACTGCTTACGCAGTCGGCGAAAATGCCGAGATCACCAACTCGGATGCGACTGTTAACCAAGTCAACCTGACCGCTCGTAAGTTCGCAACTTTGACGAAGGTCTCGAGCGAATTGAGCGAGGATGCTGCAATTGCACTTGCTGACATGCTCGCAAGCGAAATTGCCTACGCTCATGCCGTCAAGCAAGACTCCTGCGGATTCTTGGGTGATGGCTTGCCGACTTATGGCAACATCGTTGGGCTTGCGAACGTCCTTGCTGCAGGTTCGGTTTCTACCGCTGCGGCTGGTCAAAACACGGCTGCAGGATTGACGATTGCAGTCTTCCAAGATGCGGTCAGCAAGTTGCCTCAGTACCCTGGAATCCGTCCGGTTTGGTTCTGCCATTCTGCGGTTTACTGGAATGTTTTGGCTCGTTTGCAATTCGCTGCCGGTGGGAACACCGTGATGGATCTTGCAGGGGCCCCAATGCAACAATTCATGGGCTTCCCAGTGGTCTTTTCTCAGACGTTACCAAGCTCCATCAGCGGATCGACCAAGTTTGCCTACTTCGGCGATCTCGGTTTGGCTTGCACGATGGGCATGCGTCGAAGCTTGACCATCAAATCGGATGCGTCTCGGTACGTTGACTTCGACCAAATCGGAGTGTTCAGCAACATTCGATATGACATCAACATTCATGAGATCGGAACGGCTAGCGTTTCCGGGCCAATCGTTCAACTCAAGGCAGCTGCCTAATTCACAACCAACAAAGGAAAGCAGGTGATACATGAACGCACTTCAGCATACTAAATGGGTCGCGGCAATTAAGCCCGGTGCATTGCTCGACAATGCAACCGCAACGGCTACCGTCGTTGATGCTCGAAACTGGGACTTCGTTACGATCGCTGTGACGCTCGGAGCAACTGACATTGCGATGAGTGCATTGAAGGTTCAAGCTTCCGACGCGTCAGGTGGAACATACGCTGACGTTACCGGAGCGACATTCGACGGCGGGTCAGGTCTTGGAGGTGCTACCTTAGCTCTTCCAAGTGCAACCGATGATGGCCAGGTCTGCTTGTTCCACATCGACATGCGAGGGAAGAATCCATTCCTAAAGGTCGTTGCAACCTTTGGCGATGGCACTTCCGGCGGTTACATCTCGGCTGTTGCTTGCCTGAGTAGAGGTAAGATTCCGCCGAGCGTTTCTTCGGATGTCGCAGACGGTGACGTTTGCATTGTGGTCTAGTCTATGGACTTGATCCTTTTGAAAGATTGGAATGGCCTGCCAGTCGGTTTTCGGCTGGTAGGCGTTCAAGCCGGTCAAGCTGAAATAATGATCCAGCGAGGTTTCGCAAGTGCGATTGATAGCGGAAGTAGTGACAAAGCCAACAGCCGAGCCGGTGACGCTCAGCGAAGCGAAAAAACAACTCGAAATCGCAAGCAGCGACACTAGCCACGATACGCACTTGGCAGCATTGATCGGAGCGGCTCGGGAGCAGTGGGAGCACGATACCGACAGCGTGACTTGCTTCCAAACGCTTCGCCTGCGTGTCGCTTCGATCTTCGACGGGTTCAAGTTGCTCAAGAGCCCCATTCATTCGATCACCTCGATCCAATACTACGACGGCAACAACACGCTACAAACCTGGGCATCGAATCAATACCAATTGCATGTCGATCAAATTAGGCTTGCCTACTTGGTCACGTTGCCTGTGTCGGCCAGTCGTTGGGACGCTTGGCAAGTCACCTACAAGGCTGGACACTCGCAAGACGGCCAGAGCGTGCCTGAAGCAGCTAGGGCGGCTATCCTGATGTTAGTTGCTCATTACTTTGAGAATCGCGACATGGTTATGTCGGATGCTCTGCAAGCCATGCGACCATACGAGATGCTTGTACGTCGATTCATGAGGGCATCATACCCATGAGCGGATCAGGGCGACCAAGTAGGCACAGAGTCGGCGCGATGCGACATCGTTGCACGATCCAGCAAGAAACGACAACGCAAGATGCAAGCGGTCAACCTATTGTCAGTTGGTCAAACTATGTCGTTAATGAGCCTTGCGAATGGAATCCAACTAGCGGCATCGAAAACATGCGAGGCCGTCAGCTTGAGGCGGGAACAAGAGCCGTTTTCGTTGTTCGATACCGATCGGGCTACAACACCCAAATGAGTGTGCTGTTCGATGGCGAGCGGTACGGAATCACAGCGATTAACCGCGTCGATGGACTTCGAAAATACCTTGAAATCATTTGCTCGGCGGTGCTGTAATGGGAACAACTATTGAGATAAACGAATCGCTCATTAAGGCGGTCGATGCGATCCCGTTGACGCTTCGCAATGGGCCTCTAGGTAAGTGCCTTGGTGCATTCGGCGAAACGATTGCAAGGGCTTGCAAATCGCAGGCTAGGAGCTCTCGGGGAGGCAGTCGGCTCAAGTGGTCGAAGAAGTACAAAAACGATCCTGCATTCCAAAATGATTCGCGGGATCACTTTGGACATAAGGTCATGCGAAACGGTTTGGCTGTTTATGTCGGAGCGACATACCCGAAAGGCAACAAGCAACAATTCGTGATGCCTATCAAACGCGGGACAAGCTACCAAAGGAATCTATGGGGCAAGCCAGGGCAATCGATTCCAAGAATCAGCAGGAAGGGAAAAGCCTACACGATGACAGTTGGAACCAAGCCACAAACCGCCGACTTTCCGGTGCAAGATCGAGCAACTGTCAAGGCTTTCGATATTACGAAATCACAAGCTGGACAAGCTTTTATGAACGAACTACAAAAGCAAATCAAGGAGCTTCGCCTTGGCTAGAAATCTTCAACTGACATCGAAAGTAACCATTGCATCAAGCGGAACCGTCTCGGGTGCGTTGACGATTGAGGGTGGTCGAACGGTGCTTGCGATCAGAACGCCAGCAGCGTTGACAGGAACCACGTTCACTTTCCAAGCTTCCGACGATGCAAACAACTTCTACGATATATACAACGGATCAACGCAATACAGTGTGACAGTTGCGGCATCGCGATTCATCGCACTCAATACCGAAGTCATGGCCGGAGTTCGATACTTGAAGGTGGTAAGCAATTCGGCTGAGGCGGCATCTCGGGACATCATCGTTATCAACGGGGAGCTGTAATGTCGGCAATTGGCGAAGCATTGAGGACGAAGCTGCTCAGCTATAACACAGTATCAACGCTCGTTGGTCAGCGAATGTATCCTGATGCACTCGTCCAAAATGCTCAACTGCCTGCCATCGTCTACTACGTCACTTCCACAGAACGAGATCACGCTATCGACGGGGTAACCAAGTCGGCTCATGCTAGGGTCACCTTGGATTGCTACGCAACTACTCGGCGGGTCGCAAGTTCAATCAGCAAAGCGATTCGCGAAACCGGAATTGATTTTTTTCGCGGTACTGTTGACGGTTACTCATTTGCAGGAATCGATTTCGACAGTGCTGACGAATACCTAAACGACACTCCAACCGATGGAAACCAAGAGCATCGGTATTTGGTTAGCTTCGATCTCTTGGTGCACTACGGGGAGCCCTAGACATGGCTGCATTGACTGTACCGACTACTGGACTTGGAGCGACTATTTCCGGGACTGGCTTGGTTACTACCAAGCTCAAGCGAATTGGCGAAATGACCATCGGAGTCGATCAACTCGACATCACCGACTTGGGAGCGGCTGGATTCGAGTTGCTTCGCCCTTCGGATCTTCGTAAGAACCCAGAAGTCGAAGTTGAGTTCTATTGGCTTGGATCATCGATCCCGTTTACCACGGCCATGATCCCATCGGCTGAACCCTACGCGGGAATCTCGGTGACGATTACGCTGCCCGGTGCTGGATCTTTCCAGGGCACTGCGTTCGTTAAGTCGGTCAAGACTCCGACGCTCGAAAAAGGCACTATTATGACCGGCAGCTACACGCTCCAGTTTGACGGTGCGACCGACATCACTTTCACGGCTGCTTAATAGGAGCAAGCATGTTTACTTTGGTGCGACAGCAAGGGTACTCGGTTGACGGTCGATTGAAAGACCTCAACCAGTTCCAGATTGGTTTTAACGGTGTTTTGGTGGGCTATCTACCTTTCGGCAAGGTGGCTCAGATTCAAGCCTTGTTTCAGTTTCCTCATGATGCGTTGAGCGACGACGAATTAACCTCGATTGCTTTACAAGCCGAACAGGTGCAAGGTTATGCGGTCGAAGTTCAACGGCCAGAACAGCACTCTCGCAAGTTCTATGAGGATGCATTGGAAGCAATTCGCAAGGAGGAATCGGAAGATGAGTAACATCGAAGATGAATTCTTTGCGTTGGTCGAAAGGCCATTGAATACCAAGCCGGTGCTAGTCAACGGCAAAGAATATGTTTTGCATGAGCTGTCCGAAGGCGATGCAGCCGAAATGGAAGTCGCAATGCAAGACAAAAAAGGCAAGTTCGATCTGTCTCGGCATCGTCGGCTAATGGTTGCTTACTGCCTGCATGACATCGAAGGGAACCGCGTCATTAGCGAACCCGAAAGGCTCAAGGGACTGCCAAAGCAGATCGTCGGCAAGCTTTACGAGGATTGCCTAGCGTTGTCCTCGTACGATGCCAAAGAGATTGAGGACTTGGTAAAAAAATCCGAACCAGCCCAAGGTTGAAAGTAGCCTTTCGGCTGGCGTTGGCTTTTGGCATTGCGGATCCGCTCCGGTGGGTTCGCTCGATGCCTGCGGGACAGCTTAATCAATGGGTCGCTTGGGACAAGGTTGAGCCAATGGGGGAAGCTTGGTTACAGACAGCGACCTTGGCACATGCAACGCACTTGGATCTATTTGTTCGAGCCGGTAAGGATTGTCCAGAGATCGAGGAATTCATGCCAGCTAGGTACGCTCGAAAGAAAGTAAGCCTTAAATCGATCTTGATGGATGGCATGGATACCGCAAAAGAAATGGCCGGACAAGTCAAGGCAATGTTTGGTTTTGGAGGTAAGTAAGCGATGGCTCAAACTATCAACATTGCAAATATCAAGATTGGCATGGATGTTGACGAACTTAAAAAAGGCGGCATGTTTACGCGCGGAGAGTTAGCATCGATTACAAGGCTTGCTAAGGAATCGATCGATCCGTTTGATCGCTACGCAACCGAGATGGAAAAGCTTCAGCGAGCCTACAACGCAGGCGGCTTGAGTGCTGAACGCTTTGCAGCGATTCAAGACACTCTTTCCAAAAAGCTAGGCGTATCAATTCCAGTTCAAAACGTCGCGACATATTCGCAAGCCATCGAGCAACTTCGGATCAAGGTTGCAAACGGGTCGATGACTACCGACGAATTCAAACGGGCTCAAGCAAGCTTGCAGGCTCAACTAGGTCAGACAACCAGGGCGGTCAACGAGCAAAAGACTGCAATAAGCAACCAGCAATCGGCAATCAGTTCAATTAAGAATCTAGCGATGACTTACGCTGGCCTAAGTGCTTCAGTTTCGGCGGTCAAAACATCGGTCAAGCTTGCGGCGGAAATGGAGCAAACAAAAGTTGCCTTTGGAGTCATGACAGGCTCGGCGGCTCAGGCGACCAAGCTGCTAAATGACTTTAAGGCACTCGACATTGAAAGCCCGATTAACTTTGCAGACTTCGCAAGAGCCGGGAAAACAATGCTTCAATTTGGCGTTCAAGCCGAAGCACTCAGGCCGACGCTTAGCAGGCTCGCAGCGATCTCTCTTGGCAATGCTGAACAGTTTCAGTCGTTGGCATTGGCGTTTGGTCAAGTGCAAGCGAACGGTCGGCTAATGGGTCAAGAAGTCTTGCAAATGGTCAACGCTGGTTTCAACCCGTTGCAGGAAATCAGCCGAACGACTGGCGTTAGCATGATCGAGCTAAAGAAGCGAATGGAGGACGGTGCAATTAGTGCTCAAATGGTCGCAAAAGCATTTGAGACAGCGACGAGCGAAGGCGGTCGATTCTATGGAATGAATCAGCAACTTGAAGGCACAATGTCAGGGCAGTTCGCCAAGCTCGAATCCGAAATAAAGGCGGCATCGATCGCACTTGGTACGGCATTGATTCCGTTGGTTCAACAGTTGACCGGATTGCTCAAAGATGTTGCATCGAGTGCGACATCGAACGAAAAGAC